CCTGCGGCGCGGCACGCACCACGATCCGGAATGCTGCCTCCGATAACGTCACCATCTCGCCCGCCACCTCGCGCCCGGCGCCCGAGCGCACCTCGGCCCAGAGCACCCCCCTGGCCACCCAGGTCAGCCTCGATCCGCCCGCCCCATCGTTCAGCCGTTGCGGCTCCTCCAGAACCAGCCGCCGGTTCAAGACCGGCCGTCTCATCGCAGGCCCCCGCTGATCCGCACCGCCCGCCAACGCCCGATCAGCGCCGATATCCCATAGGGAATTCCGAGTGCCCCGGCCCCCGCCGCGAAACGCTCCTCATGGTAGTGTGCCGCCAGAAGCAGCACCGCCTGCGCCAGATCGGGCGGCACCCCCGCCCATGCGGTTGAAAACCCCGCCGTGAACTCCACTTCCGCCATGCCGTCCTGCGGAATGGCGGGCAGCGTCGCGCTCAGCCACGGCTCCTGCGCGTCCGGCATCAGCCGCCACGCCGCACCCGGCAGGATGTTCGCAACGCCGTCGCGGTCCCGGACAGTCACGCTCGCCACCGCCGTCACCGGCGCCACCGGCAGCGCGATCCGGTCGCGTTCGCGCCATTCCGTCAGCGTCAGCCGGAACGTACGCGCCAGCACCGCCTTGCCCGTCGCCGCTTCCACCGCCGCAAGCGCTGCCCGCAGGTATCCCTCCAGCAGCGCGTCCTGCACCGCATCGTCGGAAAACCCCGACCCCATCCTCAGATGGTCGCGCAAGAGCGCCACCGGCAGCGCCGCCTGCGGCACCTGTGAGACTTCCGTCAGGATCATCGCGCACTCCCGGGATATGGATCGGAAACGGAGAGGGCCGCACCCGGCCCCCTCCGCCATCAGATCGCTCAGCTGACCGCGAACTTCAGAAGCTTGATCGCCGAGAAGTCCGTCACATCGCCGCCCACGCGCTTTGAGGCGTAGAACAGGACATGCGGCTTGGCCGAGAACGGGTCGCGCAGCACCCGCAGGTCGGGGCGTTCCGCAATCGTGTAGCCCGCACGGAAGTCCCCGAAGGCGATCGAGTAGGTCGAGGCGCCGATATCCGGCATGTCCTCCGAGATCAGCACCGGATATCCCAGAAGCCGCGCCGGATCGCCGCCCGCAAGGCTGTCGGTCCACAGGAACCGCCCGTCCGCGTCCTTCATCTTGCGGACCGCCCCGGTGGTCTTCGAGTTCATCACCCAGGTCGCGTTCGCCCGGTACTCGGCGTTCAGCGTGTAGACCAGATCGACCAGCGCATCCGAAGGCTTGGTCGCGTGGAAGTCGCCCGCCGCACCTGTCGGAACGTAGCCGAGCGATCCCCAGGCCCAGGTCCCGTCCGTCACCTTCGGATAGGTCAGGAAGCCAAAGGGCTTGTCCACACCATCCCCGTTGACGAACGCCCCCGCCTCAGCGCGCGAGAAGCGGTTGGCGATCCTCTCGGCCAGCCAGCCCTCGACGTCAAAGGCCGCATCGTCCAGAAGCCGCTGGCTCGCCTTCGGCATCGCCGACAGCTCGTGCAGCCGGATCGACCTCCGCTCAATCACCGGCGTCGACGTCTCGGCCGCTGCCGCCGTCTCGGTCGCCCAGCCGCTGCCGACTTCGGTGCGGTCAACGATGGCGTCATAGGTCGTTGCCTCGACGTTCACCACGTTCGAGATCGACCGCAGCGACGAAGTGGAACTCAGGACCGACTGGATCCGCTCCGACATCTCCGGCGCTACCAGGAAGCCGCCATCGGCGTTCACCGCCGTCGACATCGCCTTTTCCTCGACCGTCAGGCCGCGCAGGGCATCGTCGTCTCCGGTCCGCAGATAGGCGGCAAAGGCCTTCCGATGCGGCGCCCCCGCGTCGGTCTGCCCCGACAGGACCGGGCGCCCGGTCGGGATGGTCTTGCGTTCCAGCTTGCTCATTCGCTCATCCTGTTGTTGCAGCCTAGCGTGCAGGTCGTTCTGGAAGCCGTAGAATTCGCTCAGGAATTCCGTCACGGCCGACTTGGCCTCCCCGGCCGGGGCAAAAGGCGCACCTTCCCCGGCCCGAGCCTTGGTCTCGGTCTCTTTCATGCTCTCACCTCAGTCAGGTTGCCTTCCCGTCGCGTCACTTCAGCGCATCGCGACCCTGCGCCGGGCGGCCGCAAAGGCCGCCTCGATCTCCCGCATGGCGAGCCAGTCGCCAGCCTCCCCCTTCGCGCCCACGCGCGCTCCGGGCAGCATCGGGAAGGTCACCAGCGACACCTCCCAAAGCTCCAGCTCCTTCAGAAGCCTGCGCCCCTTGCCGTCCTTCTCCGCCACCACCGTCCGGTAGCCGATGGACAGACCGTCCACCGCCTTCGCCGCAATCAGCGCCGCCGCCTCCCGCGCCCGCGCCACCTCGTCCAGAAGCCGTCCGCGCACCCAAAGCCCGCGCGCGTCCTCGCGCACCTCGTCCCATACACCGATGGGCTCAGAAGGGTCGTGCTGCCAGAGCATCTTCACGCCCCGCCCCGCAGCCTCCAGGCCCTTCAGCGACCGGGCATAGGCGCCCGCAACCACCACGTCGCCCCCCCGGTCCTCGACCCCGAACAGCGAGGCATAACCCTGAATCACCGTCCCGTCCGACACCTGCAAATCGGTCAGTCGGACAAACTTGGTCTCCAGTTCCACTTCGGCCTCCCCCTCAGTTCGGAACGTAATGAAGGATCGACTGTATCCCTTCGGTCAGGATCACCCCGACAACGCCGAACACCGTCACCCAAAGCTTGCGCTCCACCCCGGCAATCGCTTCCTCGATCCGCTCCAGACGCCGCTCCACCGTGGCGAACTGGATCGCCATGATCCGCTCGTTCGCCTCGACCCGCATCTCGCTCGCATAGTCGAACGGCTGCTTGAGATAGCGCGACCCCTCGCCCGTCCCCGACATCTTAGTCCCCCTCCGCCAGCCGCGGCAGGCCCAGAAGCACCCGCTTCTCCGCCTCGGTAAGGAACTCCGCCTGCCCGACCCGCGCCCAAAGCTGATCCCTCTCGGACGCAAGCGCGTGCACCTGATCCAGGTCGGGGCGAAGCTCGATCGCCTCGCCCAGATGCGCCGACAGCCAGTGGCTCACCGCCGCCGTCACCCGTGTCGCAAGGGGCAGCACCGTCAGCCGGTAGAACGCCCGGTTCGCCTCCTGATAGTTGGCGTAAGTGGCGTCCCCCGGGATGCCCAGCAGCATCGGCGGCACCCCGAAGGCGATGGCGATCTCGCGCGCCGCCGCTTCCTTCGTCTTCTGGAACTCCATGTCTGAAGGGCTGAACCCCATCGGCTTCCAGTCGAGCCCGCCCTCCAGAAGCATCGGCCGCCCGGCATTCCGCGCCCCCTGATGATGCGCCTCCATCTCGCCGACAAGCCGGTCATACTGCTCGGCCGAAAGCTGCGCCTGCCCGTCCGCGCCCTTGTAGACAATGGCGCCCGAGGGCCGCGCCGCGTTGTCGAGCAATGCCTTCGACCAGGCCGAGGCGGCATTGTGCACGTCCAGCGCGATGGCCGCCGCCTGCATCGGCGACAGCCCGTAATGGTCGTCCAGCGGGTGAAAGTTCCGGATATGGCAGATCGGGTCCTGCGGGCCGGTCATGTCGAACCGGTGCCTCCGCCCGCCGACCGAATAGTCGTAGGCAACCGGCCACCCGTCCGCTCCCGGGATCAGCGACATCCGGTCCGACCGCAGCACATGCAACTCGCGCGGCAGCCCCTCGCCGCCTACCGCCTCGACATAGGCGTTTCCGCTCAGCAAGAGCTGCCCGTAGAGCGCCTCGAACAGCTCCGCCCGACCCTGACCGGGGTTGGGCCGTCCCACCAGCGACATCACAGGATGCGCGTCATACCGCCGCTCCCCATCCTGACAGACCAAGGGCAGCGCCGCCGCCGCTTCTGCCACCAGCTTCACGCAGCGGAACCCGACCGGATTGCCACCGAATCCGCTCCGCGTCAGGCTCACCACGTCGCGCGGCGACCACGCCACCCGCCCCGACGACCCCCAGGCCACCACCCTGCCTGTGGCCGATGCCTTTTGCTCAGGCGGACGCGCCGCCCGCCTGAAGACGTTCCAATTCATTCCGGTCTCCTGAAAGGATCGGTCCAAACCCTCGGGGCGGCGCTCCGTGTGCGCCCTGCCCGTCAGATCGTGCGCACTCGCGGGTCCTGCTGGGGTCCCGGCGGCTCGATCATCAACTCGCTCAGCGCCCAGACCAGCGCATCAACCCGGTCCGGGCTTCCCCTGCCGTTGTACCCGGCGCGCGTCATCGCGCACATCTGGTCTTCCAGCTTGTCCAGCCCGCGCACGTGATGTACCCGCCCCTGTTCATAAAGCGCCGCTACCGGTTCGGCCCGGACGTGCTTCCCGCGCGAGGCGGTCACAGTCCGGATCGGCACCGACCCGTCGACCGTCTCGATCACACTGCGCACCATGTCGCCGCCCTGGTTCACCTCCACCACCAGCCGGTCCGCCCGGTGGCGATGGAAGGCCCGCACCGCCTCGTCGGCCCAGGCGTTGGGCGATGCCGCCGGAACCGTGCAATCCTCAAGCACCCAGGCCCGCCAGTCCCGCTTCGGCCCCTTCGTGACCGCCCCCGCCACGATGATCCCGCACTCGTCTGCCCCCGGTTTTCCCGTGGTCGCCGGGTCAACCGCCACGACGATCCGCGAAAAGGCGTCCGGCACCCCAAGCCGCAACGCCTCGATCCGCGCCCGGCTCCACAGCGCACCGTCCGTCTCCGTCAGGAGAAGCCCCTCGATCTCCTGCCGCCCCGTGCTCGTGCCGCCGTATTGCGTCATGATCTCGGTCAGGAACGATCTGGCGAGGTTCGCCTCGTTCACATCCGTCGCGGCCCGAGTGACAACCGTCGACGGGCTGTCCAGCAGCTCCTTCAGCACGGCCACGTTCTGCGGCGTCGTTGTCACCAGTTGCCGCGGGTCCTGACCCAGACGCAGCGCGAACTGCAGGTTCTTCCACGCCTCATCGCCCTTTTCCCACTTGGCCAGCTCGTCGCACCAGGCCGCATCGAACTGCGGCCCCCTCAGCGCCTCCGGGTCGCGTGCCGAGAATACCTGCGCCACCGCCCCGTTCGGCCAGACCAGCCGCCGCCGGACCGATTCCCAGACTGGCCGGTTGTGCGGCGGGCAGACAGCACGGATACCGCTGTCGCCCTGCACCATGATCTCGCGCGCCTGATCATAGGTCTCGCCGATCAGCGCAATGCGCCTGGCCGTCTGCTTCGCCCCCCTGCGCTCCCCGCCAGCGAGCGACCGCACCCACTCCGCGCCCGCCCGCGTCTTGCCCGACCCGCGCCCGCCCAGGATCACCCAGGTCTTCCACGGCCCGCCATCCTCCAACGCCTCGGGCGGAAGCTGATGCGGGAATGCCCAGAACTCGAAGAGCCACGGCAGCGACTTCAGCGCATTCTCACTCAGGCTTTTTACGAAGCTTTCGGCGATTTCCGGCGTCGCGGAGGCGAGCCAGGCGGCCGCGGATTTCATCTCGTGCCTTCTCGGGATTGAAACCGTGGTCGTCACTTTCGGCGAAGGCTGTGGGGAAACGCTCAACCCTAAGTCGCTCCTTCTGAAAATCGACGAACGCGTCGATGTACCTTACCGCTAGCGGGGCCAGCTCTTTCGGGTCCTTCGGGAACTCGTCCCTTGCCCGTTCGATCCAGCCGGCGAAGATATCGGCAGCCTCGTCCAACCGCCCCCTCAGGACGCGGAGCGAGGCCGCATCGGGTTTCTTAGGCTCGCCGGATTGGTCATCCATCCGCCCGCACCGCTCCCTGCCGCGCCGCACCTCTTGGAAGCAGAAAAGCGGCCCCGGGGTTTCCCCCGCGCCGCTTACCCACGTCATCCATCATGCCCCAAGTGCTACCCGGCATCGTTCGCAAAGTCAAGCGAAAACGACGCTATATCAATGGCTTGCGCACCATGCCTTAACTTTGCGTTAAGGTCACTCCCCGGCGTCCTGCGCGCCCGTCGCCTCGGCCTCGCCGCGCTCTGCCTCGATCTGGCGCCAGCGGGCCACGTTGTCGTTATGCTCCGCCAGCGACTCGGCAAAAGCGTGCCCGCCCGTTCCATCCGCCACGAAGAACAGGA